TTGGGAATGAGCGGGTTGACAGAGCGAGGGGGGTGGGGGCCGGCGGCGCCGGGCCCTGGTCAGCCGATTCAGTTGCAGGTGGATCTGTCGAAGGCCACGCAGCTCTCCTGCGCGTGCGGGTGCAAGCACTTCACGGTCGTGCAGACGGTCTACACGATCTCGGCGCTCGTCTCGCCGACGGGCCAGGAGCTGACGGCGCAGGTGCCGGTGCTGCTTTGCCTGGAGTGCAAGGCGGTGCTGCAGCCGGGGAAGAAGGAGGCGGAATGAACGAACTTCCGAAGAAGCCGCTATTGCGAGTCGACGAGGTGGCCGCGTACTTCGATGTGACCGAGAAGACGATCTATCTCTGGATCGAGCACGGGCTCCTGGAGGCGGAGAAGTACAAGCGGGTGATCCGCGTGACGCGGGAGTCGATCAAAAATTTCCGGCTGGCGAGCAAAATGAACCCGTTGGAATAAAAAAACAGTGTAATAAGAACCAATAAGAGGAAATAAGGCCACTGCTGTCTTTGAAATCTTTTCTTTTTCCCTTCACGATGGGGCCACCTGGAGGCCCCATTGTCGTTTGTCGGCAGGATAAAGGAATTTTTGATCCGCAATCTCTCGCTTTCGGACCCGAAGGCATGGAATCCCTCGCTCTGGAATCTCTACGGCTCGCAGTCACTCGCCGGCGAGACCGTCACGGAGCAAACGGCGCTCACCTACTCGGCCGTCTATAACGCCATATCGCTCATCTCCGGCACCATCGGTGCCCTGCCCCTGCATCTCATGCAGCGCAAGGGCGAAGCGAAGCGGCTCGCCGACGACCGCGTGATGTACGGCGTGATGCACGACGCGGCAAACCCCTACATGACGGCCATGGCCTTCCGGGAGTGCCTCATGGCGCACGTCCTGGCCTGGGGGAACGGCTACGCCGAGATCATCCGCAACGGCTACGGGGAGCTGATCCAGCTGTGGCCCATCACGCCGAACCGGGTAACGCCGGTCATAGTGGAGGGCGCCCTGAAATACCGGATCCGCATGCCGGGCGGGTCCGACTTGTTCCTGGATCGAGAAATAATCCTGCACGTCCCGGGTCTCGGCTTCGACGGATTTTTGGGCTATTCTGTCGTCGCCATGGCGCGGCGCTCCATCGGCCTCGGCATGGCGATGGAGACCTTCGGCTCGCGCTTCTTCGGCGAGGGGACCCATCCCGGGATCATCGTTGAACATCCCTCGAAGCTCAGCGCGGAGGCCCACTCGAACCTGAAGGCCTCCCTCACGGAGACCTACAGCGGCCTGGGCAACTCGCACCGGCTCATGCTCCTCGAAGAGGGCATGAAGTTTCAGAAGATCGTTATCGACCCGAAGGATTCGCAGTTTTTAGAAAGTCGCCAGTTCAATATCCCCGAAATCGCCCGCTGGTTCAACCTGCCTCCTCACAAATTGAAGGACCTGACGAAAAGCTCTTTCTCGAACATCGAAAGCGAGCAGATCTCCTTCGTCACCGACTCGATCCTGCCGTGGCTCGTGCGGCTCGAGCAGGTCTTCAACATGCAGCTTTTGAGCGAAGGCGACCGGGGCTATTACGGCCGCGGTCGCCTGTACTTCAAGCACAACATCGAGGGGCTTCTGCGGGCCGATTCGGCCGCCCGCGGGGCCTATTACCGCGAGATGTTCAATATCGGCGCCATGTCCATCAACGAAATCCGCGAGAAGGAGGACATGGACCCGATCCCCGGCGGCGACGTGCATCTCGTGCCGCTCAACATGACGACGCTGGAAAATGCCGGGAAGCCCAGGGAGCTGCCCGGCGGCGACAAGACGGCGCCGGTCGGCGCTCCGAGGAAGGGAAATGGACAGGATCAAGACGGCGCGGCTGGCCAGGTATCTCGCCGACAATGACATCAATCTCCACGAGGCCGTCCGGATCCTCCAGGAGGCGATCCGTCAGCAGCTGCTGGCGCGGCTGACAAAAGAAATGGCGAGACCGCTGCGGTCGGCGAGGATAATCACTTTCACGAAGAAGGAGGCCTGATATGAAGCGCTGGTACAGGATCGTCAACAAGGCCGACCGGGCTGAGATCTGGATCTACGAGACCATCGGCGATGATTTCTGGTCGGGCGGCGGCGTGACGGCGAAGAAGTTTCAGGAGGAGCTTTCCGGGATTAAGGCAAAATTAATCGACCTGCACATCAACAGCCCGGGCGGACAGGTCTTCGAAGGCATTACGATCTACAATCTCTTGAAACAGCACGAAGCGAAAATCACGGCATACGTCGACGGCCTGGCGGCGTCGATCGCCTCCGTCATCGCCCTGGCCGGCGACAAGGTCGTCATGGCCGCCAACGCTCTTTTCATGATCCACAACCCCTCGGGGCTCGTCATGGGACAGGCGGCCGACATGCGCAAAATGGCCGATGTCCTGGACAAGATCCGCTCGACCATGTCCGGCGTCTACGCGGGCAAGAGCGGCAAGCCGGAGGACGAGATCAACGAAATGCTCGATGCCGAAACCTGGATGACGGCCGCCGAAGCGAAAGAGGCGGGGTTCATCGATGAAATCGCCGACGAGATGGACCTGGCGGCCTGTGCGCGGTTTGTTCCGGTCATGGCGAAAGCCGGATTCAAGCATATACCGGAGAACCTCTCCGGAGAAAGGAGACCTCCCGAAAACGAACGAGACCTGGAGCGTGTCCTGCGAGACGCCGGCTACACGCGCACACAGGCGAAATCGATCATAGCGGAAGGGTTCCGGTCAGCTCTGCGAGACGCCGAGCCGCCCGCGGACGCTTCCTCGGCCGCCGAGCCTCTGCGAGATGCCGAGCCTCAGAAGCCCGCGAAGATCGACCGCGTCGCTGATCTGCTCGTCCGTGCGGAGAGGGCGGCACCATCAACCAAGACCTCACAGGAGGATAAAAAGATATGAAGACATTGAGTCAATATCGTGAAGACATCAAGGCACTGATGAAGAAGGCCGCGGACATCGACGCGAAAGTCACGCTCGAAAACCGCGACCCCTCGGAGGCCGAACTGAGCCTCAAAAACGAGATCCTCGATACGGTGGAGGACCTGCAGAAGATCGTCGCGGCCATGGAGCGCCAGGAGAGGATCTCCCGGCAGCTCAACGGCCCGGCCAACCAGCCGGTGACGCGTCCCGCTCCGGCGGCGCAAAACGAAACGGAGAACCGGGACCGGTTCGGCTCGCTCGGTCAGCAGCTCGCGGCCGTCATGCGCGCGGGTCTTCCCGGCGGCTCCGTGGACCCGCGGCTCCTGCGCGGCGCGGCATCGGGCCTCAATGAGACGGTCCCCTCCGACGGCGGATTCCTGGTCCAGCAGGACTTCTCCACCGAACTTCTCCAGGACGTCTTCCAGACGGGGATCCTCGCGCAGCGTTGCCGGCGCATCCCCATTTCCGCCAACGCCAACGGCATCAAGATAAACGGCGTGGACGAGACCTCCCGGGCCTCGACCCGCTGGGGCGGCATTCAGGGCTACTGGGCCTCCGAGGCCGAGGAAAAGACGAAGTCGAAGCCCAAGTTCAGGAAGATCGAGCTTAACCTCAAGAAGCTCATCGGCCTGTTCAACGCGACGGACGAGCTTATGGCGGACGCCGCGGCGCTCGAGGGCATCATCCGCTCGGGGTTTGCCTCCGAGTTCGGCTTCCTCGTGGACGACGCGATCATCAACGGAAGCGGCGCCGGTCAGCCCCTGGGGATCCTCAACTCGGGCTGCCTCGTGACGGTGAGCAAGGAAGCCGGGCAGCCCGCGGCGACGGTCATGGCCGAGAACGTCATCAAGATGTACTCGCGCATCTTCGCCCAGAGCCGGCCGAACGCGGTCTGGCTCATCAACCAGAACGTGGAGCCGCAGCTCTTCACGATGTCCCTGGCCGTCGGCACGGGCGGCGTCCCGGTCTACATGCCGGCGGGCGGCCTCTCCGGGGCCCCCTACGGGACCCTCTTCGGGCGACCGGTGATCCCCATCGAGCAGTGCGCCACCCTGGGCACGGTGGGCGACATCATTTTCGCCGACTTAAACGGCTATATCCTGGCCGAGAAAGGCGGCCTCCAGAGCGACATGAGCATCCACGTCCGGTTCATCTACGACGAGCAGGTTTTCCGGTTCGTCATGCGGCTGGACGGTCAGCCCGTGCGGGCCACGGCGCTCACCCCCTACAAGGGCGGCGCCTCCTACACGCAATCCCACTTCGTGGCTCTCGAAACCCGCGCTTAAAAAACAAAAAACAGGAGGTAAAAAAATGTTACTTAATCCTGAAACTTTCCCCATTATCATGGCCCATGAACCTGCCGCTGCTAATGGAATTGGAGACACGGCGGCATGGTGTGACCTTTCCAAGGCGAAGGGCGTCCTCATCACTTTCATTCACTATCGCGGAGGTGATACCAACTGGACGCTGGATGTGCATGAAAGCCCGATTACAACCGGAACGACTGCAATCGCGATTGACTTCCCCATCTGGGCTGCGGTTGACGCCCTTAATGATCCCACGATGGTTCGTCTGGCTGATGGCGTAGGCTTTACCATCAACACGGGAACAATGACGGGCTCGCAGATCGTTCAGTTTTACATTGACGCCTCCATCCTGAGCCCCGGCTGTCGATACATTCAGGCTGGAAGCACGGGTGGCAATGCTTCAAGCTATGCTGCCATTCTCTACCAGCTTGTGGGCGCTCGGTATCAGGGCGATAAGGCCCTTTAATCGGAAGGTGCCGGGGATGATTTCCCCTCCTTGATCATCTCCGGCCCTTACCAAAATCGTGGAGATTGAAATGCTGAAGGAAGAATACGAGCGGATCAAACGGCTTGTCCAAAACAGCATGGACGATCTGGGAAAAAAGATTGCGGTTGAAATCTCCGCGATCCGGCAAGAGATCAAGGCCCTGAAAGAACTGGGCGCGGAAAAAAAGGCCCCGCGTTCTTACAAGAAAGCGGATGACGATTAACCACCAAAATCAGGCGGGCTGTCTGGAATGATGGCAGTCCCCATCCTCAGGAGG